ATTTCAAGCGATGGAAATGGCAGGTACACCCTGTCCCTACATGGGTAAAATAGGTAAAGAGGCTTCAAATGGCTGGAAATCTAATCCTTCCAAAAGACCAGACGCTAAAGAATACAAATCTAATTGGATTAAACAATGTAAAACAGGACTAAACCCTGATGATACAAATTACAACAAGGATATCGTAAGTGGAGTAAGAAAGGTTCTAACAAAAAGCACCAAGACTACAAAACAATGTAAAAAAGAGTGGAGAAATGCGGGCTAAGAAACCAGACCCAAAATATACAGCAGAATGGTTTGTTGTTCTGGGAATCGTGGTTTTAGGGATTTTGGTTTTATTCACAGCCCCTAATCTCAAAGCCGATTACATTTATGAAGCCAACCAGTCATTATACGACTTACAAACCAACTCAGTAGGTTCAACAGGATTAGGTGCAAACGATGATGCAGTATCTGGAGCATTTAATATAGGGTTTACTTTTGATTTTTATGGGCAGTCTTTTACCCAAGCAAGAATGGCAACTAATGGTTGTCTTCACTTTAAAACAAGTGGTGCTTACTGTAATGACTTTACCCCTGACCCCTTAACAGGACAGCACACTTATACTTTATACCCCTTTTGGACTGACCTAATAAAAGATAATGGTTCAGCCATGAAAGCTAAAGCCTTTAATGATTATACTATTTTTGGCTGGTATAACATGAGGGAATATAACCAAGCCAATACGGACAATAGTTTTGAAGTCTGGTTATACCCCAACGATACATATGAGTTCCGCTATGGCGGATTAGATATTGATAGCCACGATGTATTGATTGGAGAACAGGGAAGTGCTTCACAAACCTATACTTACCATTTCTTTGATGAATGTAATACAGGAACTACCAATGTATCTGGAACCTGTGTTAGCTACGACTGGAACTCTAGTAGCAATGCTGTGAATACTTTACTGGAAAGTGGTGGTTCTTTATACGGTGATGGCACTAATCAATCATTGTGTGTAACCACTCCTTTAACTTCAGTCAACTGTTCTGGGTATGCGGTGGCTTATTTAACGCAACAGTGTGATTTAAGTGCTTTATACAATGCGGAGTGTACTGGTTATGCAGCAGCATATTTAACGCAACAATGTAATTTAGACAGCCTATATTCTAGTTCTTGTTCTAATTACTGGAGTGCTTATGACGATCAACAATGCGAAGACGACTCTCAATATTCACCTTCCTGTGCAGGTTATACACAAGAAGCCTCAGTTGCTTATTATGTGCAAGATGAATTTGATTACGGTTACGAAGATGACTATAGTTTTACACAAGAAGATATGTGGTATGACGAAGAATACGATGAATGGTTAGACCCTTATGATCCCTGTTACGAGAATAACTGCGAGAACATGACTGATGCTGATTGGTATGCTTTAGATATTGAACAGTTTGGTCAAGAACAAGTAAATGAATGGTACGGAGATGAAGTAGAGTTTTCTAATGACGGCTATATTGAATACGGAACTGTAAGTGAAGAAGAATATTGGACAGCTATTGACGATGGTATGGACGTATATGATTTAGAACAGGAAGCAATATGGGCAGAAGAAGAAATTTATTTAGTTACTTACGATGAAATTGAATACGATCCTTTGCCTTTTGATACCAGCGAAGAACTTATAGAAGATTTTATTCTCCATGAAACTGTATTAACAGAGGACTACGAGGATTTAGATACTTATATAGAATTTGAAAGCGTTGAAGAACTAGATGAATGGTACGAAGAAGAACGGGAACATCTAGAGGAAGAAAGAATAGAAGAAGAATTGCTAGCTGAAGAAGAAAGTATAGAGGAATTAGAAGAAGAATTTGAAGAAGAAATATTTGAAGAAGAAGTGGTGGAAGAACTCTTTGAAGTAATAGAAGAAGAAAGATTGGCAGAAGCGGAAGAAGAAATTTTAGAAGAAAGAGAAGAAAGAAGAGGAGGAATTACCGCTACCCAATTAAACGTAGTAGCCAGCACCATTCAAACAGCTTCTAACAGTGTTTCAGGTACTACGGCTCGTACATCGACTCGTACCGCAGGTTGGGGCAGTAGTACAAGTGGCTCGAGTGGTGGATCGAGTGGTAATTATGGCAGTGGTGGAGGTTCTGTTGTTACCAGTACCGCAGGTAATACAACTACAACAGCAGTAGCCAGTGCAGCTTCGGGAGGTGGATTTTCCATTAGCAGTTCTCCTAGTATTTCAGACCAAATACAAACAGCACAAGTACAAACTAATACAGTTTTAAGTTTGAGTCAGGATATAGGTTCAACTGGCGGAACGGGTGGAAGCACTCAGACAGTGAGTAATGTGACTACAGTAATAACTCCAATGCCAACATTTGATTCAACTCCACAAATAGTAATGGCAGATGTGCAAGTAACCGATATGCAAGGCGAAATTAATACCGCTGTCGGAGGCGTAATGACCGCATCCGAAGCCGATCAAATAGCCGACCAGATAATTGCTGATAATATTAAAGAACAACAAGAAGCAGGACAATCCACCCAAGAAGAAACAGGAGAATACGGAGATCAGTCTACTTTAGTAGCTTTTATGGGTTATGTTGCAGGGTTTGATGCTTACAGGGAAGTACAGATTCCACAACAGGAGACTTGGTACGAGCCAAAAGCAATCTATTCAGATGTTACAATTTCAGATAACATAGAAGCGTTTTATGGATTAGCAAGAACGAATATTAATACGATGCAAAGTTTAATTAATCAACAACCTAATTTATAGGAGAACAATATGGAATGGTTTAAATCAAAAGCAGGGCAATTAATCGCTTTAGCAACCATTGTAAGCACCTTAGCGGGGTTTGGTTATGCAGGAGCAGGGTATGTTAATAGACTAGAGAACTTAGAAAAGAAAATAGGCGGTCTAGGCGAAACGGAAGATGCACAACAAGTCATAGAACAAAGGTTTGCGACTATTGAAACCGCAGTAGAGTATTTAGAAAAAGAAATTGATGGTATAGAGATTCCTGATAACAACGATAAACTTTCTAATATAAAAGCATCACTAGCTGGTTTAACTAACGATGTAGAAAGAATACTTATTGATATTGAAAAACTAGAAGAAGGAAATAAAAATCCTTTAGCAAATTAATCTTTACAAGTTTATACATGGGCATAAAATTAAAAATAGTTTTAAATTGGTTATTAAATTTACTTAGAACTAGATATAAAGTTACAGTTTCTTTTAATAAAGAATATGGTGATTCTGATGATAAAACTTATGTATCAAAAAAAATTATTACAAAAAAAGAAAAACATCTTAAATTTAAAGATGAAAATAATAATTTGATTGAGTATAGAAGTGCTTCAGGTCTTAATTATATTATAGAGGATATGTAATGAACCAAGCATTAATAGCAATTATATTAACTTTAGGGTTTATAACTTTTTATTTATACACTCAAAACCAAATATTAAGTGCTAATAATTTAATATTAGAAGGAGCTATAGCCACACAAGAAGAAGCTATAAAAGGTTTGCAAGAAGATTTTGAATTACAAACTACACAGTTAAATGAATTAAATTTAAAAAGTCAGGCAGCACAAAGAGAGTTAAATAGATATACACAATTTATACAGAACTATGAATTAGCTTCTAAAATACTAGCTAATCCAATAGAAATGCAGAGGAAAATAAATAATGGAACTAAACACATTATGGAAGACATCGAAAAGATTAGTGCTACAGTTGATAGTCTTGATGATGGTTTGCAGTTGCAGTCTTCTTCCAACTAAACAAATAGAAATATCTGCAAAACCTTTAGAGCGTAATATAGCTCATCCCGTTATGCCCAGAGAAATAGATTTGCACGAGCCTATGTGGATGACTATAACTCCTGAAAATTTAGATGAGCAACTTGCTAAAATAGAACAACAAGAAGGTGAGTTAGTATTTTTAGCTATGACAATACCTGACTATGAAGTTATGGCATACAATATGCAAGAACTCAAAAGATACATAACAGAGTTGAAAGAAGTTGTTGTTTATTATAAAACAGTAACAACACCTAAAATAAAACAAGGGGAGTAATATGAATATATCACAAGAAGGAATTTCACTAATAAAAAAATTTGAAGGCTGTGAATTAAAAGCTTATCGGTGTCCAGCAAATGTTTTAACCATTGGGTATGGAATTACTAAAAACATAACTGAAGACATGGAAATAACTCAAGAAGAAGCTGACGAAATGTTAAATGAAGAAATAACTGAATACGAAGAATATGTTAATAACATGGTTAAAGTACCTTTAGAACAAAATCAGTTTGATTCTTTATGTGCTTGGGTATTCAATCTTGGACCAACAAATTTAGAAAAATCTACACTACTAAAACTTCTCAATGCAGGTGATTATCATCTTATACCTAGTCAAATAAGAAGATGGAATAAAGCAGGCGGAGAAACTTTAACAGGTCTAATAAGAAGAAGAGAAGCAGAATCTCTTTTGTTTGAAGGAAAAGAATGGGTTGAGGTCTAAAATGCCCTTAGCTAAATATGTTTTCAAACCAGGAATAAATAAAGAAGGTACTAACTACTCTAATGAGGGTGGTTGGTTTGATGCAGACAAAGTAAGATTTCGTAAAGGTAAACCTGAAAGAATAGGTGGTTGGAATAAATTTTCAGTTGAAACATTTATAGGAACGTGCAGAAAATTATTTACATATAAAACATCTGGTGGAGATTCTTACGTTATTTTAGGAACTCATCAAAAACTTTATAATTTAAGTGGTAATGTTTATAACGATATAACGCCTATAAGAGCAACAACAACTAATGGAATTGTTTTTGCAGCTACTAATGGCTCAACAACAATAACAGCTACTGATAACGATCATGGTTGCGTAGTAGGAGATTTTGTAACTATAAGTAGTGCAGTATCTTTAGGAGGTGTAGTAACTGCTGCTGTTCTTAATGCAGAACATCAAATTATAGGAGTTCCTAGCGTTGATACTTTTACTTTTACAGTTTCTGACGCTGCTAATAGTAGTGATAGTGGTAATGGCGGTTCAGCAACAGATGCTGCTTATCAATTAAATACAGGATTAGATGTATATGTAAGAGCCACAGGTTGGGGTTCAGGTAATTGGGGTGCATTAACTTTTGGTTCTTCTACTAGTTTATCTGTAAATGGACAATTAAGATTATGGTCTATAGATAATTTTGGTGATGATACTATTGTAAATCCTAGAGCAGGTAGTCTTTATTTTTGGGATAAGTCTGATGGTTTAACAACACGAGCTGTAGCCTTATCATCTGAAAGTGGTGCAAGTGATGTTCCAACAGCTTGCTTACAAATTATGACATCTGATGTTGATAAACACGTTATAGCTTTTGGAGCTAATCCTATAGGTTCTTCAAGTATTGACCCTTTATTAGTAAGATTTTCAGATAGAGAAAGTGCAGTTGATTGGACTCCTACTGCTACAAATCAAGCAGGTGGTGTTCAGCTATCACAAGGTTCTTCTATAGTAGGAGCTTTACGAACAAGACAAGAAATACTTATTTGGACTGATATAGGAATGATTTCTATGCGTTTTGTTGGCGAACCTTTTATATTTTCTTTTACGGAAGTAGCTGAAGGCATGTCTTTAATAGGTCCTAACGCTGCTGTCACTGCAAATAATAGAGTTTATTTTATGGATCGTAATGGGTTTTATGTATATTCAGGAAGTGTACAAAGATTGCCATGTACTGTTTTAGATTATGTTTTATCTGATTTGAATCAAGATCAAGCATACAAAGCATTTGGCGGAGCTAATGAAAGTGTAAATGAAGTTATGTGGTTTTATCCTTCAGGATCAAGTACAGAAATTGATAAATACGTTTTGTATAATTATTTAGAAGGCACTTGGTCTATAGGAACAAC